CCCAGTTTTAGTGTCAGATGTAGTGCTTTAGAGCGTTACGACGCTCTCTAGTTCTGCACTGATATCTTTGCTGTTTTGCACCTTTATCATACCCGTTCCCTGGGATAGTGGGACCCCTCTGTCATGAGGTAAGACATATCTGAGATAAGACAGGTCTATGAAGTATGTCAAAATTTGTATTATAGGTAACAATGATTTCTTATGCCTCTATAGGAAAATGATTTGTTTACCGAAGTGATGTGTACCTGCTTTTGCAGGCGCGTCCATTGTTTATTGAAAATCCGACCTTGATCGGCGGTTTTTACAATTGGATTCACATTTTATCATTCTAGTAATAGATGACACTTTGGTAGTCGTAAGAGACACCTTCTGGTAATCGGTCGTGAATTGATAATTCTGACTCGATTGTATATTGATCTTGATTGATCACTCTAGCGCCGTTTTGGCGTTCTTTGATAGAGTAAGGAGTTCGAGACGTACCCTACTAGCATGGGTCGACGTAATGGTCAAGCGAAACTCGATTTACCTCATTAGTTCCGGTGAGGATTCAGAATCACAAGTCTTGAGATTGGCACTCGATGATAGCTTGTGCGCTACTAGATTAGAACAATATTTCGGACATCTCTCCTAGATTTAAACAATAATTTTGTCGCAATGTTTGGGGTATTCAAAGAAACCCTGGCTCTGCCGTAAGACGACTTATGAGTTTTTATTCAAAGATTGATGTGAGTGTAAAGTCATTTGATTTTGCAATTGAGGACTACGTTCCTTTTATCTTGAACACAGCATGAACTTTATTGATCAGGCTAGCAGATACGGAAATTGTGTTCGGGAGATGCTGGTACGCCAAAGGCCAGCCCTCAAGTATGCCGTTGCAGATTTGAACCACGTTTTTTCTATTTCGTGGATTTTCATTCGATGGTCTCTCAGTTTATTCTGGTACCATCCTTTATTTTTTTGTTATACAATCGGATACTTTGCAGTTTTAACTTTTCCGTGGTGGACGGAGATTGATTTGATGCGGATGATTCCAACATCGGTTGGTCATGCATGTGAGATGATCTTGTATTTTCTTTGCATGTCGTTGTATATAATCATTCCTGTATTGGTTTGTTGGATTTGTTCTTTGATCTTAGCTTGTTGTTATGGCTTAGAGAGAGTAAGAAGAATCCTTCAATGGAAACATCGTTTATGGCTTTTGCAAGTTCGTACAGGATTGTGTTTTACTCCCCAGATGGGGGAGGTTGAGACGAAAGAAGATCGTCGTGCACAATACCTTAAGAACAAGAATGCAAGAGTTATTGAACGTGTTAAAAGGCCCCGCGGAGGACGGGATAAAGGAAAATGGAAACCAAAGAAGAAGGAGGTATTCACACCTCAGATTGGATCAGTTGCTCTTGCTACTGCATTGTCGAATCTCGCTAATGTCCGAGGAATTCCGGTTAGTCCGGAGGTTCTCAACAAAGTTGAAGATTTGGTTGCATATTTTTTAGCAGCAAAGGATTGTACTACCACTTCTGGTTTCCTTGCAACAACATTTTTGTATCTGAAAACTCATTATCATGAGTCAGTTGCTAATGCGGCTATGACTTACATTACAGAATATTTAGATGCCACTTTTGATTGCCAAACTGGTGAGATTGGTGTTGTTGCAGAAAAAGACAAGCCCAAATGGCTCTTGTTGTTGAAGGAATTGCAAGAGAATTGGACCCTTGTCATTCGGAATGATGGGTTTAAGAAGATCTCGCATGTTCTGAGTCTTTGTTTGGCTTTAGGACTGTGTGATGCTTCAGATCTTGATTTCCGAGTTGGAGGAATGAAGTTGTTTTCCATTGGTGCCTTTACCAAACAAGCATCTGCTGTTGATTTGATTGATGCTGCTTTTGAAACTATTGTCTACTTTGCAGAAGGTGGATATATGTGTTTCGAGCGTCAGTCAATTAAGCCTTTGCTTTATGGTAATATGGAAAACGAGGAATTTGAAGAAGCTTATGCCAAGTGTCTCCGATGTAATGAATATGCTCGTTGTGGAAACCTCGAGAAGTATGAAAACATGTCGGAAAATGACTATGAGGCATTGCTTGCCAAGTGTATCGAGAAGGTGAATATGTTAATTACCACTTGTCGTGGTGTTGTCGAGAAGAATATCTTGCGTAGGAAACTCGACACTCTACGCCAGTGGCAGGCTACATTTCGCCAAACTCGTGTCCAAGGAGGTCTTCGTGAAGCTCCATATTCGATTGGTGTATTTGGTGGAACCGCTGTTGGTAAATCCACCATTGCTAATGTACTGATGGTAACAACCTTATTGTACAATGGCTACACCGCGACTGATGACAGAGTTGTCACTCTCAATGAGAGAGATAAATTTATGTCGAATTATCGGTCGTATACGAATGGAGTTTTGATCGATGACATAGGTAATACCAAAGCAGATTTCGTTGAACAAGCACCTACCAATCTCATGATTCAGTTAGTCAACAATGTTCGCATGTATGCAAATATGGCTGAGGCTGACATGAAGGGTAAGGTTTCTGTTGAACCGAAAGTTGTTATTGGTACCAAGAATGTGAAGGACACTTGTGCTACCGTTTATTCCAATGAACCTGCTTCTATCACTCGTCGTGATCGTATTACTCTTACGTGCAAAGTACGTCCAGAGTATGCTGTTCATGACATGTTGAATGAAGATAAGGTCAAAGCTCGCCATCCTAATGGTGCGCCAGTGATCCCCGATTTCTGGCACATCACAGTTGAGAAGTCATTTCCTATTCCTAATAAGACTAAAGGAAAGGCTGCTACTGTAGGATGGGAAGTTGTTGAATGGAATGGCAAGCAGCTTCAGGATATTGGTTTACCAGAGCTAATCCGTTGGATCGGTCAGGATTCGAAGAAATTTTATGCTAATCAGAAAGATTTTGTGGCCAATAATTCGAATCTAGCCGGCAAGATTGTGCTCTGTCCAGAATGCAATTTTCCCAAACCCGATGTTTGTATGTGTGAGACTCCTAATTATCAAGTTCTCCATAAGATGGATTCGCGGTGTGTTACGGGTTACTGTACACGTTGTGAAGCTCATCATGCGGAAGAAACTGATGAGGAGGAAGTTTTTGACAATCAAATCGGTGAAAGGATTGTTGCCGCTATGATTCCCAAGGTTCGTAAATGGGATAGGTGGTGGCGACCAAAGATTGCATACTGGACCGACGAGATTGAGAAGAAAGCAACTGAGACATTGCTTGAACGTCTCAATTGGCTTGAGAATTCTCGTTGGGTATGTTGGACAAATTGGATTCCAAAAGAATGGATTGAGAAGGATTGGATGAAGAATGTTGTGTGGTTTACTCGCGAGAGTGACCTAGAACACCGTATTCGTCGATCTTATCTTAATCATCTTCTGGCTGTGACTTTTGTTTGCTCTCTTGCCTGTTTCGTTAGCTCTTGGTGCGTTGTACTTCTTGCTTTTCCTCTTTCTGGAATTTCCGGGGTTGTAGAGTATGAGAAGAAGAAGTTATACACAGAAGTTGCCGCAGACAATGAAGCAATGCCAAAGGTATTTAAGATGTATCGTGACAAGCACGTTCAGTGGATTACTAGAGTGTGTGTTGCGATTGCAGGTTTATACGCTTTGGCACAAGTTTGGAAGGCTATTAAGGTTATGCCTTCCCCACAAGGGAATATTGCTCCTACATCAATGGTTGATATTAAGGAGCGTGATGAACAAGTGAACCCCTGGGCTGAAGTACACGTTTCTCCTATGCCATGCAGTGACAAGTCGAAGACTACTACGCCAGATCAACTGGAGTCGAAAGTTTTTGACAATTTGTGTCATATGCATATTCAGGTGGATGATAAAGGAAAAGAGCGTCATTTCGAATGTGATGCTTTCTTTCCTAAATCTAATGTTGCACTTGTTCCTCAACACATGTGGATTGCAGACGATGTTAAGGCAAAGTTTGTACGTCACGATCCTACAAAAATTGGAGGCAATTTTGAATGCTTCTTATATCGTAGGAACAGTGTTGATATTTCCAATTCAGATTTGTCACTGGTTTGGGTCCCCAATGGAGGGGATTGGAAAGATTTGACAGACTACCTTCCCACAACCCAATTTAATGATGTGCCGGCTCGTTTGATTTTTAAGAAACCAGATGGGAGTAAGGCATTATCTAAGTTGAAAATGGAGTGTGGAATGGTTGACACTTTTGCCGCGTCATTCTTTGGTGCTAAGTACAATTTGTCCTTCGAAACTTTTGAAGGATTGTGTATGGCACCACTTGTCACTGAGACAAAAGGCCCTCTAATTGGAGGATTTCATCTTGGTGGTAAGAATGGAGAAACACGTGGTTGTAGTGGTCTTCTGCTGAAGGGTGATCTTGAACGTGCCTTTGAACAATTGAAGAAGAAACCGAATGTGGTTTTGTCCAAGAGTTCGGGTACTATTCCCACAAAGCTTTATGACATTCAATTTTTCGAGAGCACAGAAGTTCATCCCAAGAGTCCTATAAATTTCCTGCCGGAAGGTACAAATTGTAAATTCTATGGTCAGGTTAAAGGACGTGCATCATATCATTCTGATGTGGAAGACACCGTCATTTCTGCATACGTGGAGGACGTATGTGGGGTTCCCCAGAAATGGGGTGGTCCCAAATTTCGCAAAGGATGGCCTTGGCAAGCATCGCTGCAGTATTCTACGAAACCGTCATGCGGTATTGAAGGATCACTGTTGGAGCGTGCTGCTGATGACTATCTGAGTGCGATTACAAAAAAGCTTGATGAGATTCCAGGATTAACACTTGATGTGCGACCTTTGACAGACATGGAGACAGTCTGTGGTCGTGATGGAGTTCGGTTTATCGATAAGATGCCACCGAATACTTCAGTTGGATATCCTTTATCGGGTCCCAAGTCGAACTTCTTGACTTTGTGTGATCCGAAGGATTTTCCTACGCATCAGTGTCCTGCGATATTAGATCAGCGTTTTTGGGACCATGCGAGGGAGATGGAGGAGCTCTATTTGAAAGGAGAGAGAGCTTATCCGATCTTCAAGGCTTGTCTGAAAGATGAGCCGACAAAATTGACCAAGGACAAGGTCAGAGTATTTCAGGGAGCGCCAATCGCTTTACAATTGCTTGTTCGCAAGTATTATCTCCCGATTGCTCGAATTTTGTCCATGCTGCCTCTTACTTCTGAATGTGCTGTTGGCATCAATGCCCAAGGTCCTGAATGGGATCAATTGGCAAAACATGTCATGCGGTTTGGTAAGGATCGCATTCTTGCTGGTGATTACAGTAAGTATGACTTGCGAATGCCTGCCCAAGTGATGTTTGGTGCTTTCAGAATTATGATGGAAATCGGTCGTCATTGCGGATATTCAGAGCGTGACCTTCAAATTATGGAGGGAATTGCTACTGACATTTGCTATCCTTTGATGGCGTATAATGGTGATTTGATTCAACACTACGGATCTAATCCTTCGGGACAAAATCTTACTGTGTATATCAACTCTATTGTCAATGCTTTGTTGTTTCGATGTGCATACTACCACACGTATAAGGATCGTGAAGACATTCCTGATTTTAATGAAGTGTGCTCGTTGATTACATACGGCGATGATGCTAAGAGTTCTGTTCACGAACTTTTCCCTGAATTTAACCACATTACTGTGGCGAAGTTCCTGGAAGAGCGTGATATGAAGTTCACCATGCCTGACAAGGAGTCCGAGCCGACTCCGTATATGACCGATGAAGAGGCAGATCTGCTCAAACGTGCCAATAAGTATTCAGAAGATATTGGTATGATCATGGGAGCTCTAGATGAAGACTCGATCTTCAAGAGCTTACATGCCGTGCTTAAGTCCAAGGCTATCACTCGTGAGCAACAAGCAATGCAAAACATTGATGGAGCTTTGCGCGAGTGGTTTGCTTATGGACGTGATCATTATGAAAGGAGGCGTGAGCAGATGAAGGAGATTGCTAAGCGTGCTGATATTTCCCATGGCTGCACTGTCATTCATGAACCCTATGATGACAGATTGAAAGTCTGGAAATTGAAGTACGACTAAGCGCACTCCGTCTTGGGCAGACGTTAAATGCATCCCTCTGGGCGTAACCCACCACGTCTATTAGAACCAAAAGGGGGTGCTCTGTATTGGATGACCGCACGTCTCCAATTTGTTGATCGTTTGGAGACGATGTAGGCTTGCAGAGCAAGGCACTTTCCTCGTAAAGTACCCCTGTTTAGGGGAGTGTTCGCCACACGCAAGATTGACACACGCTATGTGGGTTGAGTCGCCCACATTAGCGTTAATGATGACTTGCTACCAGTATGAATAACACAAAAAGATTTAATGTAACAATAAATGAGGAAAGTTTGGAGACACAGTATCAGAACGTAAGATTTTCTGATCAGACTCCACAATGGGATTATACCGTTGACAGTATGCCAGATCCCACCTTTAAAACGGCGGATACAGATGACGCCTTGTTAGAGAATTTTTTCTCACGTCCTGTGAAAATTCGGTCATACAATTGGGCAACAGGTACAAATTTGTTTGAAACTTTCAATCCCTGGCAGGATTTCTTTGAAAACACCAGGGTACTGAATCGTATCACGAATTATAACCTTTTGCGCTGTAAACTGAAAGTCCGAATCGTTCTGAACGGTAACGGATTTCACTATGGACGAGCAATTGCGTCATACACACCACTGCACAATCTAGATGGTTTTACGAAGGATCGTTCCTTCTTCATTGAGGATGTTGTTGCAGCCAGTCAACGGCCACACGTGTATTTGGACCCCACAACTAGTCAGGGTGGTACACTCACACTTCCCTTCGTTTGGTACGAAAATGCATTGAGCATTCCGGACCAAGAATGGAGGGAGATGGGAGATATTATCATCCATGGCATGCAGAACTTGAAACATGCTAACGGAGCTACAGACTCTGTTACTGTTTCCGTGTTCGCTTGGGCTGAGGAAGTTTCCATCTCTATTCCTACAGCGAATGAGCCCGGTGCTCTCTCGCCTCAGATGGGAGAGGTGTTTACTCCACAAGCTAGAGATGAATATGGTTCTGGTCCAATTTCACGTCCCGCAGGCATTGTAGCTAAAGCTGCAGGAGCTCTAAGTAAGGTACCCGGTATAGGGGTGTATGCTAGAGCCACTGAGCTCGCTGCATCTGCGGTATCGAGTATAGCAACTATGTTTGGTTACTCGCGTCCAGTACAATTGGCGGATATCACTCCGTACAAACCAACGTATCTGGGTAATATGGCTAACACCAATGTGCCCGACACAAGTAATAAACTGACGCTTGATTGCAAACAAGAGCTAACTATTGATCCAAGAACGATGGGTTTGGGTATGACAGATGAGATGACAATCAAATCTATTGCCCAACGTGAATCATTCTTGACGCAATTTGGTTGGCAAGTTGCTGACAGCACAGAGACATTGCTTTGGAACACTGAAGTGTGTCCGGTACTGTGGAATACAATATCAGGTGCGCGTGATGAATTGCATTTCCCAGCATGTTGTTTTGCTACTCTTCCGTTTCGGAGATGGAGGGGGACTATGAAATTTCGGTTTCAGATAGTCGCATCAGCCTTTCACAAAGGTAGGTTGAAGATTACGTATGATCCTTCCTATCCATTGACGAATGAGTACAATACAAACTACACACACATCATTGATCTAGCAAAAGAGCGTGATTTCACAATCGATATTGGTTGGGGTCATGAGAAGAGTTTGATTAATCATCGCGTTCCGGGAGTAAATCCACCGCCTTATGGCTCGTCTGCACTTGGTGCAGATCCGAGCAATTGGGCGAATGGTATTCTTTCCGTTTACGTGGTGAATGAACTTACTGTTCCTAATTCTACAGCCAACAACGATATTGAAGTCAACGTCTTTATCTCTATGGGTGATGATTTTGAGGTCTTTGATCCGGATTCTTCGGATATTCAAGATCTTGTTTGGTTCCAGCCCCAAATGGGAGAGGTTTTCCAACCCCAGATGGCGGAAATGGACCAATCAGAGTCTCATCCAGACGCTGATCTTACGAAGAATGAGGACGAACCGATGAAGATGGAAGCATCGGGCACCATGGCACCTACATTGAGTGATCAAGATCACACGACGTGTGTGTATTATGGTGATCCGGTAGTATCTTTCCGGCAGTGCCTCAAGCGGTACAATTGGCATTCAGCCATTTCACCGAATTTTACAATACCAAGTTATCTGAATGTACAAAACTCGAATCTTCCGTACTATCGAGGATACCAACCCGGAGCGGTGCACGAAACAATCGTGCCAGCTGCGGGAACACCGTACAATTATTGTAAGATGACATTGTTGAACTATGTCCTCCCTGCCTTTACAGTTTGGCGAGGAGGATTGAGATGGAAGTATCTCAGAACAGGCGGTACTACCGAGGATACATCTCTCATGCAAGTGAGACGTGTCGCCAAGGAGCCATCAGGCTACTCGCAAACGGAAACTGCCGCACTTAATCCGAAAACTGGAAATCAGTCTGATCGTGTACGACAAGCAGAACTCTTGATTCCGCATACTTGGGACGGTGCCGTTGCAACAACGACACGTCAAAACCCGGTCATTGAGGCAGAAATGCCGTTCTATACCAATATTCGTTTCTTCCCAGCGAAGTATACGAATTTCTTGACAGGAACAACTTTCAATGGCTTTCACGATTTGACCACTGTTTGGGGGACGACAACTACGAATTCAGCTTTGATCCATAGTTACGTTTCAGTTGGTGAAGATTTTACCCTAGGGTTCTTCACTGGAGCTCCTGTTGCATGGCGAGTGCCACAGGAGGATGAACCAGCATCATCATAGATGCTGAGTCTCGCGGGGACAGACACCCCGTAACAGAAAATGTGGAGTTATAAGATTCTCCAGCAGGAAAAACAAAATCCACATCTCGGTGGCTGAGATGGGGGACATTTGTCCCTGAGCTATGCCGTATCTATTTCATGTGATGAAATTTTTACCTGGCATAGCCAGGGTTTTTTCGTAGTCACAA